CCTCTCCTTCGGCAAGCTCATGGACTGGAACAAGGCCGCCCTGAAGGGGATGTTGGCCACCGACCACGGTGCCCTCGCCCACCGGGCCGCCCTGGTCACGGTCGGACGCCAGAACGCCAAGACCTTCGGCATCGGGATCCCGCTGGCCGGGTGGTGGCTGGACGAGTACGCCGACACGGTCGGCCCCCAGGTGGTCTCCTGGACGGCGCACGACTTACGGCTGGCCGAGATCGCCTTCTTCACCCTGGCCGAGATGCTGGACCACCGGGTGGTGCGGATGTCCTCCAGCTACGGGCGCCAGCGCATCGAGTTGGACAACGGGTCCCGCTTCCACATCCAGCCCAACACCCTCGGAGCCGGGCACGGCCTGTCCATCAACCTCGCCGTGGTCGATGAGATGTGGCGGGTCAAGCCCGAGTGCCTCGATCACGGCCTCCTCCCGGCTCAGCGGGCGCAGGCCAACGCCTTCATGCTCATGCTGTCGACGGCGGGCGATGAGCAGAGCGTGCTGCTGCGGGAGTGGCGGGAGAAGGGGCTGGCGCTGGTCGAGGCGGGGGAGCCTGGCCGCCTGTTCTTCGCTGAGTGGTCCCCGCCGCCGGGGTCCGACTACAACCAGCCCAAGCTCTGGGGCTACGCCAACCCGGCACTCGGTCACACCATCGACGCCCAGGCGCTGGCGGACGAGTATCACAGCCCCAACAAGGCCGCCTTCCTCCGTGCCTCCCTCAACCTGTGGGTCCAGACGGAGGCGTCGTGGTTGGAGCCGGGCATCTGGGACCGGTGCCACGTGCGCTCGATGCCCGATCCCTCCGGCGGTGTGATCAGCGCCGAGGTATCACAGGGCGGTGACCGGTTCGTGGCGGTGAGGGCGTGGCAGCACAACGGCGTGAGCTACGTGGAGCCTGTCGTGGTATCCGAGTATGAGGACGACCTGTGGGCCGCCCTGGAGGAGCGATACGCGACTATCGACACACTGGCCATCACCCCGACGCTGGAGCCGCACCTCCCGCTGGAGATGAAGCGCAAGGCGGTCACCGTCGGCATCAAGGAACTGTCGAGGGCCACGCCGTTGGTGCGCTCGATGATCACCGTCGGACAGGTCGCCCATCCCGGCAACGTCATCCTCGATGAGCATGTGGGTCGAGCGGTCGCAACCCGCAACGCCGGTCTCAGTACCGCACACTCCGGTCCTATCGAAATGGCGAGGTGTGCCGTGTGGAGTATCTCACTGTCCTCGCGTCCCCAGAACCGGTCCAAGCCGACCATCGGGTATAGCTCAGCGAGAGAGAACTAGAGATCGTTTACAGCAGGTGTCACAGCGTGGTCCTCTTCCGCCATGGCACCACCACGCCCCACCAAGAGCGCCGTCAAGGACGAGGCCACCGAGTCCGAGTCCGTCATCGAGACCTCCCCCGAGGAGCGCACGGATGCGCCCGGCGGCCGTACCTGGGTCGACTTCGTCAACCGGGACCGTGAGGCCGAGGGCAAGGCCAAGGCCAAGGAGTGAGCGCCTGGGGTCTGAAGACCCGGCGTAACGGCCACGCTCAGGTCGAGGCGGCAGGCAAGGTCGCGCTCACGCCGACCGTCGCCTTCAGCGGTGGCGCCGGTGTCGACGGCTGGGGAACGGGCCTCCGGCGGCTGGTCACAGCCGACTTCCCGACGCCGCCCGCCATGGGCGTGTGGGACCGCCTCACGGTGCTCAGCATCCCTGCCGTCTCACGAGCGCGTGACCTGCTGTGCTCCGCCATCGGCTCGCTGCCGCTCACGCTGTGGAAGCTCTCGTGGGGCGACGCCAAGCCGGTGGAGGAGCAGATCCCACCGGCACTGTGGTTCAGCCGCCCGGATCCCAACACCACGCGCCAGCACATCCTCGCCTGGACCGTGGACGACCTGATCTTCTACGGCCGGGCCTACTGGCTGATCACCGAGCGCTACGCCACCAAGTACCCGAGCGCCTTCCGTCGGCTGATCCCCACCGAGTTGAAGGTCGACACCGACGGCAAGGTGTCCTACCGCGGCACCTTCCTGAATCCCGAGGACGTGGTGGAGTTCGCCAGCTTCTCCGAGTCGATCCTCACCCTCGGCTACCGCAGCCTCACCACCACGCTCAAGCTGGAGGAGGCGGCCGAGCGCTTCGCCGGTACCGAGCTTCCCACCGGTGTCCTCAAGCAGACCGGCGGTGAGCCGATGGACGCCAAGGAGTTGGCCATGATGGCCGACGACTTCACCGCCCGTCGCCGTGCCAACGCCATCGCCGCGCTGGGCCTGGACATCACCTATGAGGAGATGTCCTCGGATCCCGAGCGCATGCAGCTTGTCGAGGCCCGCGGCTATCAGGACCTGGAGGCCGCCCGGCTCATGAACGTGCCGCCCTTCCTCGTGGGCGCTCCCGCCGGAACCTCAATGACTTACCAGAACGCCGAGCAGGCCCGGCGTGACCTCATCGACTTCGGCGCGCTGCCGTACATCAACACCATCGAACAGACGCTGGGCGGCCCCAACGTGACGCCCAACGGGCAGTTCATCCGGCTGGACACCAACGCCTGGCTCCGCAGCCCCTTCAACGAGGGCGAGCCGTCAGCGACCGACATCGAGCGGGCGTACAACCCCACTCCCGAGCCGGAGCCGTCCGCCCCCTCGACCAATGGAGATACCGATGGCCTACAGCCTGTCGACTGACCACCCCGAGTGTGAGGGCTTCGCCGTCGTGGACGACGAGGGCGAGATGGAGTCCTGCCACCAGACCGAGGAAGCTGCCCAGGCGCACCTCGATGAACTCAACGCACCGCAGAGTTCGCCGCGACCCGGTCCACCCAGCGCACCCGTCTCAGCGGGCAGGTTCATCCAGGCCGCCTTCTACGACCCCAACGCCGTCATCACAGCGTCCATGGGCGAGCAGGGCGTGGAGAGCCGCACCATCAGCGGTGTCGCCGTCCCCTGGAACAAGGTGGGCCGCGTCTCCGACGGCAGCAAGGTCAAGTTCCTCCCCGGCTCCCTCGATGCCGGTGCCCGGCCGGTGGTGTCCCTTGGCCACGACAGCGCCAAGCCCATCGGCCGGGTGACCTCCAACAAGCCGGGTGACCTCGGCATGGGGACCACGGTGAAGGTGAGCGCCGTCCGCGACGGTGACGAGGCCCTCGTGCTGGCCAGCGACGGCGTGCTGGGCATGTTCTCCGTGGGCGTCAATCCGACCAGCTACTCCATCGAGGAGGACGAGGGCGAGCCGGTGATGGTCGTCGCGGCCGGTGACTGGCAGCACCTCGCGCTCCTCCCGTACGGCGCCTTCGATGACGCCCTCGTGACCAACGTGGCCGCATCGGCCCCGACCAAGGAGATACCAATGCCCGACCCGCTCCCCGGGACCGTCAGCACCGAGGCCCCCGCGGCTGCGGTTCAGGCTGGCCCCACCTCCGTCCCGATCATCGGTGCTGCCGCCCCGACGCCGCCCCTCAACGTGGGTCGTCTGGCCCACATCGTGGCCGCGGGCAACCAGCAGGGCCTCCGGGCCGCCGAAGTCCAGTCTCAGATCCAGGCGGCGCTGGCCAACATCACCACCACCAACGTGCCGAGTGCGCCCACCTACCAGGCGGAACTCGTGGGCCTGGTCGACCACGGCGCCCCGCTGCCGTCCCGCCTGGCCACCCGGCCACTGCCGGAGACCGGGATGGAGATCCTCTACCCCCAGTGGACCGCCTTCCCCACCGTGGCCAAGCAGGCCGGTGAGAAGACGCCGATCCACAGCGGCCCTGCCTCGTGGGAGTGGAAGACCACGCCCATCGAGACCTGGGCGGGTGGCAACGACCTCTCGCTCCAGGCCGTCCAGCGCTCCAGCCCCTCCGCCATGGATGCGTACCTGCGGGCCGCCGGTGTCGATGCCGCCAAGAAGTGGGACATCGAGTGCCAGAACAAGCTCATGGCGGGTGGCAACTCGGTGGCCGAGGGCGCCACGTTCCTCGACACCCTCAAGAACCTCCTCGGTGGCCTCAACCCCGCCAACGTCCCGCCCGGCCGCCTCTGGATCGCCACCCAGTACGCGGAAGTGCTCGACATGGTGACGGTGACGGGCCTCAACGGTCCCGCATTTTTCGACATCAATCTCAGCCTCGGTGAGTTCATGCCGAGCGAGACCGTCGGCGGGATCGACGTCTTCGTGGATCCCTACCTGGTGCCGAAGTACCTGGCTGGTATCTCCAACGGTGCCGCCACCTACGGCGGCCCGCCCACCACCGACATCCGTGTGGTCGACGTCTCGCTCCTGGGCGTGGACGTGGCCGTCTACTTCTTCGGTGCGGTGGCGGTCGAGTACCCCGAGGCTTACTCGTTCGTGCCAGGCGCCTGATGCCCTGGGTCACCGCCGCCGACGTCGAGAGTGCCCTAGGCAGCGCTCCGGTCGACGTCGCGTACCTCAACATGTGCGTTGGCGCGGCGAACTCGTGGGCCTTCCGGCGTCGCGCCACAGCCGGGTACAAGGACGATCCCGATGTCGTCCCTGACTCGGCTGTGGCGCTGGGCACCACGCTCTACGCCCAGGCGCTCTACCGGGAGCGTGGAGCGGTCGACAGCTACGCCAGCTTCGAAGAGCTTGCCGCGGGGTTCGCCCCCACCGGCACCAGCACCCAGATCAACCGGCTCCTCGGCATCGGCAAGCCGGTGGCGTCGTGAGCAACTTCCAGCACCTACGTGAGGAGATAGCAGAGCGCCTCACGGCCGCGGGACTGACGGAGGTGACGCTCGATCCGCGGGGCCAGGCCCCGATGGTCCTTGTGGACGCCCCCTCTAGCGTCACGCGCACCAACGCAGGTGCCACCTGGGACGTCACCGTCCCGGTGCGGGTGATCCACCCGCCCCCCGGTAACACAGAAGCGCTGACGTGGCTGCTCGACCAGCTTGCGTCGGCGCTTCTTGCTGTCGGCGGTGACGACGCCCGCACGACCACGTACGACCTCAGCGACAAGGCCCACCCGGCGTACACCTTCGACGTGGTGGAGACCATGGTCACGCCCTGTCCCTGATACCTCCGTATCACCTCATACCTCCATTTCCAACGAACCTCATTGACCAAGGAGAACAGCCATGGCAACCAGTCCCCGCACCGTGATGAACGTCAAGGACGCGGTGGTGAAGTTCGCTGACACCGAGGCGGGCCTCTCCACGGCGACCGAGTTCCAGTGCGTGACCACCTCGGCGGCCATCACAACGTCGCCCAACCTGGAGACCATCCCTGCCACCGGGTGCGCCCCCGAGACCCAGGCCCCGGCAGCCAGCAGCTACAGCCTCGTGCTGGCCTGGCTCCAGGACTGGAGCGCCCCCGGCGGTGGCCTCTCCGGCTACGCCTGGACCCACGACACCGAGAAGAAGTGGTTCAGCATCGCCCCCAACAACCCCGCCGGTGCCGTCGTGGCCACGGGTGAGGCGTACGTCGTGGCCGGTCCCTTCCTGGGTGACTTCGGTACCACCCTCGTGGCCACCGGAATCACCTTCCCGTGCGACTCCAAGCCCGAGATCACGTTCCCCGCCGGTGGCACGCTGATGGCCGAGGGCCAGGCTGTCGAGGAGGGTGACGAGGCCGAGCAGTACGCCTGATGGCCGACGCCTCGGCGCGGCTCCACGCCCTGGCTCAGGGCCTCCACGAACTTCCCCGCTCAGCGATGGTCAAGGTGGCCAAGCAGGCCAAGGCCATCGCTGAGGAGGAGGGCCGCAAGGCGGGTTCCCCGATGCTGAAGGGCAAGGTCAAGCTCAGCGCCTCCACCCAGATCGAGTCGAGTGGCGATGTCACAACGCTCACCATGCACGGCATCCCTGTCGGCCCCTGGGTCTGGGTCACCAGTGGCACCAAGCCGCACTCGATCCCCCGCCAGCGGGGAGGCGCCAAGGCGCGCTACCTCCACGCCCAGCGCTATGAGCACCCGATCCGCACGCCTCCGTCCATCAAGCACCCCGGTACCTCCGGGGGTGGGGCCTGGGACAAGGTCGCCAAGCGTGTGGCCAAGGAGGCCCCGCAGGTGTTCGTGGAAGAGCTTCGGAAGGTCGTGGCCTGATGGCCAAGAAGGAACAGATCCAGATCGGTGTCACAGCCGAGGACGACGCCTCCAAGATCCTGGAGAAGATCGCTGACCTGGCCGAGCAGTTGGAGAAGATCAAGGCCGAGGTCGAGGTTGGCGCCACCGACAACGCCAGCGCTGAGCTTGAGGGCGTCGAGGCCAAGACCAAGGCCCTCGACGGCGACAAGGCGGAGGTGACCGCCACCGCCCGCGATCAGGCCAGTTCCGACCTGGAACGAGTCGAGTCCAAGACCAAGTCCCTCGATGGCCGCAAGGCCGAGGTCGAGGTATCCGCCGACACCGGTCAGGCCGAAAGTGCCCTATCCGGCCTGTCCGGCAGCCTCGACGGCGTCGGGAGCGCCGCCGGAGGTATCCAGGGAGCGCTGGGCGCGGTGGGCGGTGCCCTCGGTCCCGTCGGTGCCGGTGCCGCCGGGGCTTCCGTCGGGATGTTCGCTCTCGCTGATGGCGCTACCGATGCCGCCATCGAGGTGGACAATCTTGCGCAGATGACCGGGGAATCGGTCGAGGACACCAGTCGGCTGGCGAGGATCTGGCAGTCCGCAGGCGGCAACGCCGGTGATCTGGCTGATGTGATAGCTCAGGTCAACGGTGTCCTGGCCGAGCAGCCCGAACTGGCTGAGCAGCTTGGTGTCTCCTTGGAGGGCCTGTCTCCCCAAGAAGTGTTCGTCCAGATGGTCGACGCGATCAACGGAGTAGACGACGCGCAGCAACGGCTCGTTCTCGGGAGCCAGGCGTTCGGTGAGGAAGGTGTGCGTCAGGTCGCTGCTGTCACAGGCAAGTACGGCGACCTGTCCGATGCGCAGGCTGAAATGGACCCGCTGTTCACCGAGGAGGACATCGAGAAGGCCCGGGAATACCAGGCCGCCATGGACCAAGTGAACATGAAGTTCCAGGAGATGGCCATCCAGATCGGCAACGAACTGCTGCCCCTCCTGGAGATGATCAAGCCCATCCTCGACACCCTCCCCGAGGAGGTGATGCCCGAAGACATCGATCCCAAATACAAGGTGGTTGAAGAGGATCTCAACAACATGGGTGGTGCTGCCAAGAGGGCGGGAAGCTTCGTCGATGGTGTCACCACATCGTTCCAGAACGCGTACGACGCCACGCAGGATCTCAACGGGGAGCTTGCCGAACTCAAGGGCAACCTCGACCTGGAGAGCGAGTACGCCTCCGCTGTCGCCGGTGCCGACTCACTGGCCGGTTCGATCGAAACTCGGATCGCCCTGGAGCAGCAAGGCAAGCAGGGCACCGAGGAGTGGAACGACGCCACCGCCGACCAGGCCCAGCAGAACCGGGACCTCCGGACCGACATCGTTGATCTCGTCAGTGAGTACGGGACGATCCCTCCGGAGATCGTGTCCCAGATCATGGCCGAGCTTCCCGAGGCCGAGCAGGCGGAGTTCAGGGGGTTCATCGATGAGGTGGAACTCAAGCACGTCGCTGAGATCACCGCCCAGCTTCCCGAGGCGGATCAGGCGACGTTCCTGAACTTCCTGGCCACATCGGATGTCGGAGCGCAGGCGGAGATACTCGCCACGCTCCCGCAGACCAAGCAGATGGAATTCCTGACCTTCCTGGGCGAGGTGGACGCCGGTGCCCTGGCCGAGATCCTGGCCACGCTCCCGGTCGCCACGCAGCAGCGGTTCGAAGCGTTCCTGGGGACCGTGGCCGCTGGTGAGACAGCGCCCATCAATGCCGATGCGAACACCGGGGCAGCGGAGACCGAACTCAACCACGTGTCCCGGGATCGCACGGCCAACGTGACCGCCTTCGTCCGGCCCCAACTGACCGGCTCCCGGCTCGATGCGCTCCTGAGCCTCGACGGCCGGGCAGGTGGCGGCCACGTCAACGCCGGGCAGAGCTACGTCGTGGGCGAGCGACGTGCCGAGGTGTTCACGCCCAGCGTCTCCGGTCACATCGACCCCAGCATCGGTGGTATCTCCACAGCCGGCGGTGGTGGCGGCACCTTCAACTACACGATCAACCTGCCGAAGGGCACGCGGGGAGACGACCTGCTCCGCACGATGAGACAACACGCACGCCGGAACGGCGCCAAGGTCCGGTTCTGATATGCGGGTATCCGACCAACCTCTTCCGACGGTCTCAGGGCCACGCCCGCCCCAAGGCTGGCAGACCAACCTCTACGTGACCCTCGGAAGGCTCCCTCTGGCCGGGTACCTCTGGGATGACTACGAAGCCTCGTGGGACGACCCCCTCGGCCGCTATGAGTGGGACGACCTCGACAGCTACCCGTACGACCGCTTCGACGTCACGTGCCAGTGGTCGGGCCTGGACATCACCGTGGGCACCAACAACCCCGACGGGGCGATGGAGGCCGCCGAGGCCAACCTGACGCTGGACAACCGTGATGGCCAGTTCTCCCAGTACGACAGCTTCGGGCGGCTCGTGGGCTACGGCCCCGGCGTGGCGCTGGACATCTGGGCCGAGGCGGACGGTGAGCCGTGGTGGCTCTTCCGTGGCCGCGTGGTGCGTTGGCAGGAGCGGCCTAACCGCACGGTCGAGCTACAGGCGTTCGATCGCTTCAGCGACCTCAACGAGGACCCCGGCGGAGAGTGGATCCCGGGCACGCGTGGTGACACACCAGCGGTGCGCCTCGGCCACATCCTCGACATGTGGGGCCACCCGGCGGCAGCGCACCCCCGGAGCTTCGCCTCCGGTCGTGTGACATTGCATGCCAAGGCCAGTAAGGAGTCCGCGCTGGTCGAGTGCCAGAAGGTCGCCGAGAGCGACGGCGGCATCTTCGGCATGGACGTGGACGGCACCACGTTCTACTGGGACCGCAACTGGCGCGGTGGCCGCGCCGACCAGGAGGAGGTGCGGGCCTTCAGCGACAACGTGTGCCAGGGCGCCACCGTGGTGTGGGACCCGGTGATCCTCACCGACGACGACCTCATCATCAACATCGCCAACCTCACCAACCTGCCCGAGCCGGTGCCCGAGGTGCCCGAGGGCGAGGAGGAGCCGGAGGAGCCGCCGCCGATCAGCGTCACCGCCCGCAACCCCTCCAGCGTGGATCGTCACGGGGCACAGACCACCACCGACCGGGACGAGGACCAGTGGCTCACCCTCCAGGAGGGCGAGGAACTGGCCCAGCACATCGTGAACACCCTCAGCGAGGGCTACCTCCGCATCGAGGAGTTCACGCTGTATCTCCACACGGGCCTGTGGCGCGAGGGCATCGACATGCGGGTGGGGGACCTCATCAACTTCGTGCGGGACCAGCACGGCCTGGACGCCCCCGCCCGGCTGAGCCTGCTGTCCCTGGTGTGCTCGATCAACCACTCGATCACGCCCAACGCCTGGCTCACGACCTTCGGCACCACCAGGGCCACGGGCGACCTGGTGACCGTCCAGTGGGACGCCGGTGAGTGGCTCACTTGGGACGCTGACCCCACCTACTACTGGGACGGTGTCCCGCCCCAGCCCGTCCCATAAGGAGACACCATGCCTGAGCAGACCATCGGATCACTGACCAACGTTCCGGATCGGACCCCGCTCGTGAGCGAGTGGGCGCACGACGTCAGCCGGTCGATCGTCCACCGCTTCCCCAACGCCACCGCCATGGGGGCGTTCCTCGACACCGTCACCGGGGCAGGCCCGATGGAGGGCGCCCTGGCCGTCACCACCAACGACGGACAGTCCTACCAGCGCGTCGGCGGGAACTGGGAGCCACTCGGCGGCATCGTGCGCCAGGCCCGGGTGCGCAAGAACGCCACCGCCAGCGTCGCCGTGGTCACCTACGTGCCGGTCCCGGCGGTGGCGGGTTACTGGACGATCGAGAACTCCGGCGTGAAGGTGCTGCGGCCCGGCGTCTACATGGCCGCGATGGCCGCCCACACCGGCGCCTCCACCCAGACCTTCCGCACCCGGATGCTCTACAGCCTGAGCGGCGTGGCACAGCCGCTCCTACGGCGCGCCTCCGAGGTGGTCTCGACCACCTGCTACTCATCGCTCAGCTACACCACCTACATGAACGCCAACGACACCATCCAGTACGCGCTGGAGAGCACTTCGGGGACCATCTCCATCGCCACCTCGTGCTCGCTGGTGTACATGAGCGCCGCCGCTGGCCCTGTCGACATCGTGGACGTGTGACATGGCGCTCCCCAGCAAGGCCGACCTGTTCCTCTACCAAGGCGACACATGGAGCGCCCAGGTGACCATCAGCGGGGCCTCGGCGCCCGACCTCGCGACCTACACCGGCCTCGCCCAGATTCGACGCGACTACGCAGACAGGGAGCCGGACGTGGCCGCCACCATGACGGCGGTGGTCACCGGCTCCAAGACCGTCAACATCTCGCTGTCCGACGACGTCACCGCCAAGCTCGATGGGGACTACGTGTGGGACATGCGGCTGGTCGCTGGCGACGGCACCGTCACCACCGTGCTCGCAGGTGAGGTGCGGGTGGATCCGGACGTGACCAGGCCGCCGACATGAGCGACATCAGTGCCTCCATCCGGGAGACCCGCCAGATCGACGCCGTCCTCGGTGAGCCGGAGGAGGTGGTACTCGGAGTCACGCTTTCTCCGGCTGGTCCTCCTGGGCCTGTTGGCCCTCAGGGTCCTCCTGGGCTTCCTGGAGCACCAGGTGCGCCAGGAGCACCCGGCCAAGACGGTGCAGTCGGTCCCATCGGCCCCTCAGGAGCCACAGGAGCGCCGGGGGTGCCTGGAGAGGACGGAGACACCGGACCCCCCGGTCCAGCAGGCCCACAGGGCGCTACAGGGCCTCAGGGCGACCCCGGACCTCAGGGCATCCAAGGGTCAGCAGGCACTGGCGTTCCCGTGGGCGGCACCACAGGGCAGGTGCTCTCCAAGTCCAGCGCCACCGATTACGCCACTGGTTGGACGAACCTCCCGGCAGCCTCCCTAACCGCCAGCGGCATCATCGAGTTGGCGACAGCCCTTGAGGTGTTCAACGGGACCGATGCTGTACGAGCGGTGACACCGGCAACACTGCTGGGACAGGTCAGACCGGTGAAGGCTGCCACCACAACCTCTTACGCCCCTGTCCTCAGCGACGTCAACAAGCTCATCACTCTCAGCAACGCCGCCGCCATCACCGTTACGTTGCCCTCTACAGCCACCTTGAGTTACTACACAGGCACCGAGATTGACTTCATGTGGTTGGGCGTGGGGCAACCCACCTTCGTGGCTGGCCCCGGGGCCACCGTCAATGGCACCCCGGGCGTGAAGCTACGAGCGCAGTACAGCGTCTGTACCGCCAAGAGAATCGGAACAGATGACTGGGTGCTCATCGGTGATCTCAGTGCCTAGCGTTGGCATCGTGGCATCGGGCGTGCAGGCAGCGCCTTTCACACCTGCCTCGCTGACCGGCTTGCGAGTCTGGCTGGACGCGTCGCAACTCGCACTAGCCGACGGCGCTGCGGTGAACGCCTGGCCCGACCTGAGCGGCAACGCCATCAACCCTGCTGTCGTGGGCCTGACCAAGCCCGTCTACCGCACCAACGCGGTGAGGACTCTGGGCGTGGTGCGCACCTCACCGACCAACGAGGGATGCCGCTTCCGTTGGGGCAGCACCTGGGCCAACCCCACCGGCATCGACAAGCTCTCGACGGTCTTCTTCTTCGGCCGCGTGGTGGGGCCGTCTGTGCAACGCGTCATCTCGGGCGTGAACGAGCTTGGTAGCAACTGGTTCTTCGGCTACTGGCAGAACAAGTACGACACCGGCCACACCGGTGCAGCCTGGATGACCCCCGACCTGAAGCCAGCGTGGACCAACGCCTGGCGCCTCTACTCGATCGACAGCAACGCCACCCGCACCCGCGTGTTCTCCAACGGCGTCCAGATCCTCACCGGCGGAGCCGGGCACGGCTGGAAGAACACACTCGCCCTCTCCGGCTACTCCCACACAGGTCTCGCTGAACTGTCCGACGCCGAGTACGGCGAGGTGATCGCCTACGACCGTGAGCTACCCGACAGCGAGCGGCAGCAGGTCGAGGGGTACCTCCGAGCGAAGTGGCTGGCGTGATACCCGGGTATCCAACGAACCTCTTCCGGTAGCGGATACCTGGGTTAGCAACTGGCTGGAGTTCCGGCCAGTCTCCACGTGTTGTGTTACTGCGCACTTGATCCGCTAGGGTCACCCCCGCAGTAACACAACACAGCGGGTACAAACCCGCAGGTCAACGGGCTGTGGCGCAGTTTGGTAGCGCACTTGACTGGGGGTCCGTCCTCCAGTCCACAGCCTCCGGGATCCGAGCCGATACCTGGTCCTACCTGCGGGAACACCTCTGTGCCGAACCGACACGAGGAGTCCCTAAACGTGCGTTCCGCACTTGATTCGACCACCGGCCTCGATGAGGACGTCTCCACCTTCCTGGCCATCTGCCGGGCAGCAGGGCGTTCGCCCGCCACGCTGAAGCAGTACCGCTTCGTGCTGGCCAAGCTCTCCACCGACGTGCCTCATCCCGTCGCTGAGATGACCAGAGCGGATGCTGTGGCCTACGTGGAGGCCCTCCGCCTCGGGCGCAAGCCCGGAGGGGCCGAGGCCCACCTGCGGGTGATCAGGGCGTTCTTCAATCACCTCATCCGTGAGGAGATACTGACCAAGTCGCCCTTCAAGGGCCTGTCCATCAAGGTGCCCGAGCAGGTGATGCCCACCGCCACCGAGGCCGACATCGAGGCCATGCTCAGCCGGGCCGAGGACCACCGGGACAAGGCGCTCGTGCTCTTGCTGTGTGATACCGGGTGCCGTAAGGGCGAGGCCGCCGGGATGAAGTTCGGTGACGTGAACCTCCAAGCGGGCACGGTGACGTTCACGGTCAGCAAGACCAGAGCGAGGACGGTGCCGATGAGTGACCGCCTGGTGGCCCAGATGGCGCGGTACATGCGCAAGCGGGGCACCAGGCCGGGCAGCTTCTGGGGCGATGAGCACGAGCCGTATCACTACATCCGCCACGCCTTTGAGCGCATGGGCGAGGGCCGTATCACACCACATCAGTTGAGGCGCTACTTCGCCGTGCGTTGGCTCCTGGCCGGTGGCAGCGAGTCCAGCTTGATGAGGCTCGCTGGCTGGTCCACCAGCGAGATGGTGCGCGTCTACACGAGGGCCGCTGCTGATCAGATCAGCGAGACCGAGTACCGGCGGCTTATCGCCTGACCTGAGCGGGGGTGTGCAGGGGTGTGCAGGGGTTTCAGAAGTTCGCCGCGACCCCTGCCACCCCTGCCACGCAGCTCGACCTCGAGGTCCTTTACGCGATCCGTCACGGAACGGCTGGCCGCCGTGCGCTCGCCCTGCTCACAGGGGTAGGCGGCTTCGCCGGCGACCACGTTAGAATCCGTCACATGCCCTACCACGACGAACGACGGCGGGTCACCGCCAGCGAGATCAAGCGGCTGCCTCCCTGGGTGCGCAGCCGGGTCAAGGCGTGCGAGCACTGCGGCAGCTTCTACGTGGCCTCCCGCTATGCCGCCGACACGACACGGTTCTGCTCCGAGGCGTGTGTGGCCGATGCCCAACGTTCGACGCGAGCCGTGCGAGAGGGTCGGCCCGCCCGTCTCGTCTGTGAGCACTGCGGCGGGACCTTCATGAGTCGGCGGGCGCACTCCCGGTTCTGCTCAGGCGCCTGCCGCACAGCGGCCTATCGGGCGAAGCGGTGATACCCGGATATCGGAGCAACCTCTTTGGGCCGATTAGCCGCTGTGATACCGGTCAATAACACACAGCAGCCCCGGCCGAAGCCGGGGCTGCTGCGCTGTGATACTCACCCGGACAAGGTGAGGTGTTGGAGCACAAGCAGTTGTGGGTAGTTCCCACGATCCACAACTACAAGACGGACCACGAAGGTCCACTGAGCACGATAGCTCACAGGTGGCTATCGTGCCGGATACAAGTTGTGATGCCCTTCACTGGGGCTTGGAGCACGAGCAGTTCCCACGCCATTCAAACAACAAGACTGGAGTCCGTTATGGGCTTGTGTTACTGGCGCGCTCGTGATCCCGATGACCTCTGGTTCCAGGGCGAGGTGATCACCTGGACCTCCTGTATGGCCTGTGGCGCCGGTGAGGGCGAGCCATGCCACGACGACGGTCGCCGTCGGCGTCTGGTCCACGGCATGCGCTCAGCGCTCTATGACCACATCGTGAGGCCGTGGTCGTGAAGGAGACCGCCTTCAACACGATGGTCCGCCGCAACGTGGAGCGACAGGCCCGGGACGCCGATGCCACCATCGCCACCGCTCAGGTGCTCGCGGACATGGCTGTGCTGATGCACCACAACACCAAGCGGGTGAAGGTGCGCCAGACCCACCTGGCCACCCGCCTCGGCCTCAGTGACCGTACGGTCCGCCGCTCGATCACCTGGCTGAAGGCAGCCAAGTTCCTGGTGGACCATGACGCCGGGTGGCGCAACCACGCACACGTCTACGAGCTTCGCTGTGACTGGAGCTTCTCCACCGTGCTCAGCACCGAGGCCACACAGAAGCAGGCCAGCAACGTGATCCCGCTGCCCACCAGCTACCCCGGACCCAGGTCCAAGAAGATGGGCTTCAAGAAGCCCAACACCAAGGCAGGGGAGTGCAACGTCTGTGCCACCTCCGTGGGCGTCACCGCCGGTCAGGCGGTCCTGTTCCCGGTCGGCTTCCGCCTGATGTGCGAGCAATGCACACCGATGGCCGTGGCGCTGGCTCGTAGTGGTGCGCACGGTGAAGCCTTCCCGACACCACCTGACCTGCGTCACTGGTGGGCCAACCAGTACCTCACCGGGGCCGTCAACAACGCCAGGGGAGGGCTACCCAAACCGTAGGTGGTATCACCAGTGTCCTATAAGACCCCCCCTGAATGTCCTATAGACCGCTTCCAAATGTCCTAAATGTCCTATGGAATGTCCTATGGTTCCTGTCCTTCCTCAGCACTACCTCTCTGTCCTTCCTCAGCCGCTTCGCTGAAGGAAGGGAACCGACACCGAGAAGGAGGGAAGGACTCCCTCGGGTTAGCGATACCTCAGCCGGCTATGTGATACCAGCGCTAGGCATACCACCCAACACATGTTGGGTGGTTCATTCACCACTAACCTGTGAGCGTGCCTAACCCCGCCTACTCGGCTACGGAATACAAGGCCAACCGGAAGCTGCTGCTGTCCTCGCACCCGGTGTGTCACTGGTGCAAGACGAGACCGGCAACAACAGCAGACCACCTCACCGAGGTGAGCAGAGGTGGTGATCACAGCCTTGCGAACTTGGTCGGTGCATGCCGCGGCTGCAACGAATCACGAGGCGGGAAGACCGGTGCAGCGAAGCGGACGCTGAACAACGCGACTCGCAAGAAATTTCTTAGTGACGTCACAACACAGCAC